TGTGAAGCTTGGGGATTAGATTGGGATGCATATCTTTTCAATGTAGTAAAGTATGTTGCAAGAGCAGGTAAAAAAGATGATACAAAAGAATTAGAAGACCTTAAGAAAGCTGCTTTTTATTTAGACCGTAAAATTAAAAATTTGGAAAAATGATTTATTGGTTAACAGGACAACCTGGTGCGGGTAAAACAACATTAGCAACTTGGATACAAGCAAGTTTTCCTACAAAGTCTATGATAGTAGATGGTGATGACCTTCGTGAAATATTTGTCAATAAAGATTATAGTGAACAAGGAAGACGTAAAAATATTGAAAAAGCTCAAACACTGGCTAAATTTTTACATTACAAAGGATATACCGTAATCGTATCATTGGTATCACCATTCAGAGACCAAAGAGAAGAGTTCAAGGTTGAAATGGGAGATAATTTGGTAGAAATATATGTACATACAAAAAATATTAGAGGTAGAGAACAGTTTCACGTAAATTATGAAGAACCTCTAACCTTTTTTATAGATTGTGATACTACGGACAGCAGTGAATACAACACATTTTTAGAGTTAAGAAAAAAATTAAATATATAATGGAAAAAATTCACGTAGAAGGAGACCCAAAACTAAAAAATAATCCTGGTAAACAATATTCAATGTTTATTGGAAGATGGCAACCATGGCATGACGGACACAAATGGTTAATTGACCAAAGACTAAACGAAGGTAAAAATGTTTTGATTTGTATTAGAAACATCGAACCAAATGAGGAAAATCCATTTACCGCACAAGAAGTTGAAAACAATATTAAAAAAGAGTTGTGGCGACTTGTTGGTGAAGAAAGAGTTAAGGTTATGGTTATACCTGATATTGAATCAGTAAACTTCGGAAGAGGAGTTGGTTATGATATCATAGAACACATACCACCACAAGAAGTCAGTGAAATATCTGCAACTAAAATTAGGGAACAATTAAAACAAGAAGGAAAGTTATGATAGAAGATTATGTTGGGAAGGTTATTAATGGAGATTGTATTGAAGTGATGGCAAAGATGCCAGAATCTTCTGTGGATTTAATTGTAACATCACCACCTTATGGTGTTGGAATTGCTTACGACTCATTTAACGATGATATTGAATTTGAACAATATAAATTATTCAGTGCTAGTTGGTTAAGAGAGGCGTATAGAGTATTAAAAGATGATGGTAGAATTGCTTTGAATATTCCTTATGAAATTAACAGGCAAGACAAAGGTGGAAGAATATTGATGGTGTCTGAACTTTGGCAAGTTATGAAGAGTATTGGATATAAGTTTTATGGTATTGTGGATTTGGAAGAGAATTCACCACATAGAAGTAAGACTACTGCGTGGGGTTCTTGGATGTCACCATCGGCACCTTACATCTATAACCCAAAAGAATGTGTGTTGTTAGCATATAAAAAGACTCATATAAAGAAGATTAAGGGAGAACCTGAATGGGTTGGTGAAGTTGTAGATGTTGAACAGGAAGACGGAACAACAAAAAAGAAAACAGTATATCAAGATGAACATAAGAAAGAATTTATGGAGTTGGTTTACGGACAATGGGATTACTTTGCAGACACAAAACAAATGACCAAGGCAACATTCTCAATGGATATTCCAATGAAAGCCATTAAAATTCTTACATACAGGAACGATATTGTTCTTGACCCATTTACAGGTTCTGGTACAAGTATTTGTGCCGCTGAGATTGGTGGACGTAGATGGATTGGGATTGAATTGAGTGAGAATTACTCTAAAATTGCAAAAGAAAGAGTTCAACATTTTATAGATAAAAAGAAACAAACAAAATTAGATTTATAATAAAAGGGTCATTAGACCCTTTTTTTTATTATATGGATATTTATAATAAAATCTTATAATGCCTGATATTATTCTTACGGAAAGACAATTAAGAAGTATTACAAAAAAAATACAAGAAGAAAGACAATTAAATGAATCTTCTGGTTGGAATACTTTTTTTGATATTGTCGGAATATTTGACCCTACAGGAGTTGTTGACTTGGGAAATGGAATTTCATATTTGACCCAAGGAGATTATTTATTTGGATTTTTATCTGTAGTATCTGCGGTGCCATATCTTGGTGACTTGGCAGCAAAACCTTTAATGGGTGCACTTAAAGTTGGAGGACCAGCAGTAAAAGGTGTTGACGAAGCTTTGAAACTTTCAAAGTTAGGTAAAGAGACTGAAGCGTTGGCGATGTTAGACAACTTGAAAGGTACTCCTGTTGTTGGAAAATTTATCGAAAGTAGTAAAGGATGGGGTGGTACATTAAAAAGAATTGTTGGTAATTTACCAGGTGGATTACTTAAAGGTTTTAGAACAACATTACTTGATTGGATATCACTATTTGAAAAATCTGCAGCGGGTGGAAAGTTAATAAAGACAGGAGCAAAAGAATTAAGCTCATCTTGGAAAACACTATCAAGTGCTGAAAAAATAGCCGAACTTGAAAAATTAAAGGCAATTAGTAAAGATACAGGATTGTTTACTAAGTTTAGAAATCCTAATATGGGAATTTCTTCTAAGTATATTTTTGGCGGTATGCCTCAATTGATTGGAAGAAATAGGTCCGTACGTTCTTTGATGAGAAGAAGTAAATGGTGGTTAGGGTTCTTAGATTGGGTTGGATTAGGTAACTGGGTTGGACCTGATGAGATTGCGAGTAAAATGGGTGAAGAAGAGTTTGTTAGAAAAATGGAACAATATAATCAAACTCCACAAGCTAAACAAAATTTTTCAGACCAATTCCAAGACGGTAATCAGGCGTTGATACCACAGGCGGAAATAACTCCAAATAGTGTTCCAACACCACAAATAGATGCGAAAGACCCAATACAAAGTCTATTCTCAAATATGTTTTCAGGAAATTTAAGAAATGCTGCGGCATTAGCGTTATAAAAAAAAATATGAAAGAAGAATTAATTTTAAAACTAGTACAAATCCAATTACAATTTAAATTTTTACATTGGCAAACATTTGGAGATGCAAAACACAGAGCATATGGTGGAATCTATGATTCATTAGGTGACCTTATCGATAAATTTGCAGAATCAATGATGGGTAAATATGGTAGAGTTGCATTTGACCCTGAGTTTTCAATTATGTTTCAAGATATACAAACATTGAGCGTTCAAAATTTTATGGATGGAATCACAGAATTTTTAGTATCAATGACTGACCAATTAGATTCAAGATACGACACTGATTTATTGAATTTGAGAGATGAGATGTTAGGAGATATTAATCAATTAAAATATTTATTAACCCTAAAGTACTAATATGAAAAAAGTAATAAGACTAACTGAAAATGATTTGACCAATCTTGTCAAAAGGGTAATTGCGGAACAACTTGAAGCGTACTCACAAAAATCCATTTCTGAACAAATGAAAACCATTAAACCTGACGTTGGTGGAAAATATTGTTTTAGTGATACTAAGCGTAAAAAAATAGAATCTCCTATGGACCAAGGTGGTTATAACGACCATTCTTATGTTGTTCATAAAATTAAAAAGGGGGACACAGTTGAAGGTTTCATTGGTCGAGGTAATTCAAAGTATAATTTAGTATGGACAAATGATTTATGTCCCGAAATTAAAACAGGAAAGATTAAAGTTGGTGATGTAATAGCATATAGTCTCAGACCTTAATTTGTAAATGAAGAAAATACTAAAAGAAACAGGAATAAGAGATATTTCGGCTTTGAGGAAAAGATATCCCAAAGCCGAAATTTATTTCCACCAAGATTTGGATGGAGTAACAACCGCTATTGCCATGAAAAAATACCTTGAGAATAATGGTATTGATGTGGTTGATGCACATGTGATTCAATATGGTGATAAAGAATTTGCGGTTAAAAAGAATGATGCGACTGGTGACATTATGCCAGTCCTTGTAGATTTTGCTCATGGAAAACCAATGTTCAAAATTCATACTGACCATCATGACAAACAAGTCGGAGCAGAAAAAAATACATCAACTTCATTTAGACAGGCTCGTTCAAATGTTGAAACAATATCACAAGTTGTTTCACCAAGAGATTTATTTCCATCTGCAGACGTATTGTTAATTAATACAGTAGACTCCGCTGACTTTGCTAGACAAGGAATAACTGCGGACGAAGTTGTAAATTACATTTACAGATTGGACAAAGAAGTACCATTACAAAAAAACAAAATGTTATTAGGATTTGTAATTAACAAATTAATTTTAGCATTCAAAAACAAACCAGGATTTTTAGAACAACTTGTTATGAATTCAGAACCTTCACTAATGAATATTCTGAATAATATCAAAGAGTGGATGAAATCCACAAATGCACCAAAGCCAGAAGAATTACAAAAAAACGCAGAAGATTATGTACAACAAATGAAAAACTATCCAAAAGTCGATAACGGAATTATTTTCCAATACGGTGGAGGTAGTATGTTTAAACCTGGGTCTTATGATAGGTATACCCCATTTAGAAATAATCCTGAGGCAGACTTTCTTATCATGGTATGGCCAATGGGATTGGTTCAGGCATCATGTAACCCATTCAAGAAAGATAGAGGTCTTAAAGGTGTTAATTTGGGTGAAATCGCTCAAGAAGTATTAAGTAGATGGGAAGGACAATTAAAAGAAAAGAAAGTACCACTATCAACGATTAAGTGGGTAAGTGAAACAAGTGTAGGACCTGAAAGTGTTGGATTTACGTTCAAAGACTTTGATGCTTTATATGGTGGTAAGTTTATGTTTATGGGTGGTGGAGAAGAAATTTTGAATAGAATAAAAGACATGATGGAAAAACCATTCAAAGACTTGACAGAACAGGAAGTTGCTTTATTAGATAAGATTGGTATTAACGCTTGGGATTTGATTCAAGCAAATTCAGGAGGTCACAAATGTATTACAAACATTTCAGGATTAAATTATCTCGGCAGAGGAAAAAGACCACCTCAAGGAACTTATAAGTATGACCCAGAAAGAGAAGACGCACCATATCTTAAATTTACTAAGATGGTTGCGAATGAATTTGAAAATAAATTGAAAGAAAAAATTCAAGAATCAAAATAAGTATTCAACAGTATCACCTGGTTGAATATTAAGTCTCTCACAACTACCACCTTTTAATTCTAAAACTATATTTCCCATACCACAATAGCTAGGACAATCTTCATCAGTACATGGTGGACAATTAGAATGAATATTAACAATAACGTTATTCTTAATCATAATGATATCAAGAGGGATAATGCAATTCTTCATCCAAAAACATTGTTTCTTACCGCCCATTAAAAAAAGTAGTCCATTAAAAGATTTATCGAATTTTTTATTCATCATCCCAATTTGTTGAGATTTTTCATCGATAAGTGTTTTGATTTTAAAAATATTATTATTAACTTTAACTTTCATAATTAATAAATACCATGGACACAAAAAGATACACAGGGGTCATCGTAAAATGTGGAGACAAAATCTTACTTTGTAAGAGAAATAATTTAGGTTCATTTCCAGGAATGTGGTCAATACCAGGAGGTAAACTTGAAGAAGGTGAGACAACTCAAGAGGGGGCAAAGAGGGAATTCTTTGAGGAGACCGCTGTTGACATACAAGACCAAGAGTTAACCTTTGTTGGTATGATACCTCGACACACCAGAGATGGTAAGAAGATTAAAGGGTTGATGTATGTGTATTTATTAAAAGTAGATACCCCAATTCATCCTGATTTGGAAACTGCAATTGATGGAGAAGAACATACTGAGTGTGGATATTTTTCATTAGATGAAATCAGCGAAGAAAAATCAGGTGAGTACCTTCCTAAACTTATTGAAATAATTTTAAAATGATTGTAATAATTTCCTTATCGATTCTTTTACTTGTTGGAATATTTGGCACTATTGATATGTGTAGACAAATGAAAAAAATTGTAGATAAAGTTGACATGTAAAGATTTTTTTTATATCTTTGTAAGACTTTGATGGAAATGGAGATATTTATATTTCCACACCTGAAAAGGTGAACATCCCCAAAAAATAGTTTCATAGAAATTTGGCAGTGTCAAAACTGTTGATTACTTTTGTGAGACAACCCTATCCCACAAGTGAAAAGATTGAGAGATTTGATTAACTTGTGGGGTTTTTTATCGGATGTTGTTTAGCTCTTTAAAAATTTGATTACACCCGCTGGTACAACCAGCGCATGACGTGGATAGGT